CTAGGGGGAGCCCTTGCCGATATCGCCACTAACCCCTGGGTATGGCTGTCGTTTGTAGCTACTCCCGGTGCGGCTACTGCGTTGAAGAAAGGTGCAGGGGGTATCTTTAATGTAGCCCCTAAATACCACGCCTTCATAAGAGAGAATGCTCCCTTCCTTGTAGGCTGGAATTTCCTTACAGCAAACCAGGCACTAAGGAAGACAGGCCTTCTAGACACATTCCGTAAAGTAAGCGAAGGCCGCAACAAGCACCTCTCCTTGTTCGAGGAGATGACGATCCCAGCTAAGGAGCAAGTCCTTCAAGAACTAAACAAGCGGGGAATCAGAGTTACAAGTCTTGATCCGGAGAAGGCCCCCCTTAAGCACAGGCCGTTCATGCAGAAGTTGGATATGGCTATCCACGGAAGACTTCAAGGCTTAGACAAGCACAAAACTGAAACGGTAATTAAAAGCTTAAAAGCAAAGGACGCTAAGTATGAGATCGAGTGGTTGGAACCTGATCCACAGTACCTTGTTCAGACCAGAAAGAGAATAATCACTGCTGACAGTATGGAAGCTGCCGAGTTGTGGGTTCGCCAGAATCACCAGGACGGTAACAGATATATGTCCCACACAATCAAAGAGATTGAGAAGCCTGGTTTAGATTTTGAGTTTGGTGAACAAGTAACTGAAGCCATTATGGATGCCCGGATAGTCGATGAGGTTATCAATTCAGCGGGTGCCGAACCTCTTGTCCAAGCGTATAGAAATTACTACAACAGGGCAGGGGCTCTTCAGTTCCTAGACGATGCAAAAGTAGGGAACATGACCGACGAGCAATTGGCTCGGGTATTTAATGATGCTGATGCTCTCGAGGAAGCAGTAGATGCAAACAAGATAGCTAACCTGTGGAGATCAGCGGAGCAGAGGAAGTCAGCAGGTGGAGATAATCTTGATGATCTATTCTCTGTGGCTGAGAACAGATCTGATAACCCAGCCATGAGACAGATTAAGGAAATCCTTAATGTTGTTGATACTGAGGAAGGGATTGCAAGACAGGCGATAGAAACTGCTCTTCAGAGTCAAGGCGGCAGTTTGATGAAGAAGGTCATCGCTAACAACATGTCGGGAGGTGCTTATCATCCCCGCTTGTTCGATAGTGTAGATGATGCGGGAAGGTCTCTTCGTCGCAAGGCAATCGTTGATCGAGGAAAGAGGACCCCTGAATCGGCGATTGCTGCTGGGCACGTTCTGCCTCGTATGGCTCCGGAGTTCCGTCACGCTTACTCGATGGAGGACCTGGATGTACTCGAGACTCTTGCAGGAAGACATATAAGACAAGTTGAGGATGCAAGACGTAAGTTAACTACAGCAGCTCAGGGCTCAAGGGCTGGAGGCTACCTGACAGTAAAGAGGCTGAGTGCGAACACAGCAGCAGAGTTTTATGCTAACAACGCTGCCACTACTTATGCGCTGTTCATTCAGGGAAGGAGAGCAGATGGTACTTTGGATCCTGCTGTATGGGATGACATCACCCGTGTTCAAAAAGAACAACAAAGGTATGTCGAAGAGGCTCAAAAGAAAGGGCTGATTGAGGGAGACGCTAAACTCTACAATACGGAATGGAGTCCCCAGAACAAATCTGTTCTTAGTGAAACAGCTTTCGGAGGGAATCTGGGGTATTGGACACCTGCTGATGTGATTAACCAGTCACACAGTATGATCGCAAACAATGATCTTAGAGGTGTGGTCAGGGATGTGATTGTTCCCTCCATGTTGGGAAGACAATCAATCAAGCACTCCACCGAAAACTTGATGGTTCATACTGCGGCGATGGGGACGAAGGTTGCTGCTTCGATGCTCAAGAACTTCGGAGCAGATAAGACAGACATGGGTAAAGCCATGATCTCCAAAATGGAGAACTTCTCCGACGCCCCTCGGAGCTATGTGGCTGCAGGAACCAACGGAAGCCTGGCTCGTTACTTGTACATTACTCATCTGGGTTACAACCCTGCTTCTGTTGCAATGAATATGACCCAGCCTTGGTTGCTTGGTGCATCCATGTTGGGCATAGGGCCCATAATCAAAGGATACGGTAAAGCTTTCAAAGAGCTTGGAAGCTACATGTCTGACCGCATACAGTCAGGCAAAGTATTTATTAGCGACAGAGAGAAAGCAAAGCTTATCAAGGATAAGTTCTCTTTCGCAGACCACTTGGGAATCTCACCCGATGCGTTCAGGACTCTTGATGAGACGCTGATGACAGTGGGGCAAGAGAAGAACATTGGCTTGTGGGATCGAGTAGCCAATGCAGGCATGAAGATGTTTGAAAAGGGTGAGTGGATGAACCGCTTGGTTATCGCTCATGCTGTGGATGACCTCTACAAAACAACCGGTGCCACTAAGAGAATGGCTCCCGGACAGAAGATCAAAGACGTTACTGAAATGATTCAGGAAACTCAGTTCGGTGCTGACTACCTGAATACACCTATGGCGTTCATGGGAGCAGGGGCTCTCGGCCAATGGTTCGCTCGTCCCGAAATGCGTCAGTTCTTGACCTTCCCTGTCAGATCTCTTACAGGAGTTCTTGTTAGCTCGAAGCAGTTGAACGAAGGAAGAAGGAGCGTCTTTGGAGTAGACATCCCCTTCCCTCGAACAGTTGATTTCATTAGGGGTATGGGCATTTCGTCGATGCTCTACTACACAGGACGAAACATGTTCGAAGCGGACATGTCCAAGTCTCTGTTCTATAACTCAATGACCGACATCGTTGCTGGTGACCCCTTCAACGACTACGAGAATGCTACTGACTTCATTCCTGTTCCACCGGTAATCGACCTCGGTTGGGATGCGATTAGAGGTGTGACTACTGGAGACCAAGAACTGCTTGCGAACAGCTTGTTCCGTGCTGTTCCTGGTGGTGTCCAGCTCTCTCGGGCGTTTGCTACCGGACCCAAAGCTCTGGGTCTCCCTAGCGATAACCCTCTGGGTCGTCTGGTTGGAGGGTTCCAAAAGAGATACGCCGCGTACGATATGATCACCCAAGAGAATCAAGTACCTATCTTCAAGGGTGACGGGACATTCGTTGAATTCAGAAGTCCTATGCAAGTAGTCCTTCAGGGTCTCGGTATGGACTTGAAAGCTTCTTCGGTAAGATCTGAAGAGACTGGGTACTATGTAAAGCAGAGAGAAATGATTCTTGGGTACCGACAAGAGATCCTTTCCCGTATGCTTGCCAATGACATCCCCGGAGCAATGAGGAAGAAGGCAGAGTATGAGAAGCGTATGAAGATTCCCTTCTCTATTACGAAGGATCAACTACGACAATTCTTGAAGAACAGGCAGATACCAAGGAACGAACGAATCCTGGATCGAATACCGCCAGAAGCTAGAAACCTCTATTCGAAGTATGTAGCTGCTGACATGATAAATAAAGATGTGGATCCTTCGGTATTTGTGGACGCACCAACATCAACTGCCCGATCAGAGATTATGGGTAGACCCAGGACTTTCGATCTGCAGGCAGAAGCAGTAAAGGCAATGGAAGATTTGCTGCGGCAATCAGAGGAAGCAAAGAGACTTAGCGAAATGGGTTATACAGGCTTTGGCTCTTTCAGAGACTAATGGACAACGCAAAATTCGTAGCCGTGTCTTGCATACATGTGCCTCATCATTCGGAGCAGGCCAAGGAATGGCTCTTGTCTCGTATTGAGGAATTGAAACCTTCTCACTTCGTATTGCTTGGAGACCTGTTCGATGCTGCCGCTGTCTCAGTACACAGTGATGAGTTCTACCAGTCCCTTGAAGATGAGTATGAGGCAGGTGCAGAGTACCTTGCCGATATACGGAAAGCACTTGGACCAGACACAAAACTTGTGTGGTGTCTGGGTAACCATGACGACAACATCCAAGCCAAAGACCCAAGAAGAACCAACGTCGGTCAAAGATCACTGCTCCACTGGAATAAGCACCGGGAGTTCGGGGACGAATTCCTCAAGTGGAAACAGATCCCATACGTGAAGTCTCCTAGAGGAATCTACCGGCTCGGCCCTATCCGCTTCTATCACGGATTCGATGCGGGGGCTAACTCGGATGAGCTGGAAACCCTACAGATGGCGTATGCCATGGGGGACCAGGCTAATTCCCTCTGGGTTAGGGGTCACACCCACCGTCCAACACCCCACATAATGCAGTGCCAGAGGACTCAGAAGATACTTCTTCCTTGGTTTTATGCTAATGCTGGTACAATGGGACCGTTAACCCCGGACTACATGACCCGGAGAGATTCTAGTAGATGGGGACACGCCCTCGTAACAGGTGAGTGTTCTCTTTCAAGCCCTCGAAGACCCAGTAGAAAAGACTGGTCAGCACAAGTAGAGATTTACTGATGCCTTTTTACTCATCAAATAGACGTACATGGGAAAGATCTGCTAACCCTCGGGGAGGCCGAAGTTCATCCTATGGTCAATGGGCCGGAGATCGTAGCTTTATCGACGAGCCCTTCTCACCTCGACCCCAGAGGCGTGAGGATGGTCGTATGGAAGGCATCGATACTTTCCTTGACTCGGGACGGCCTGAGCCTACAGCTTCTCCAGTAGATCTGCCTCAGATGGAAGGCCCCTTCCAAAGCGGATACGGAGAAGGTTCAAGTCCTCAGACAGCCTCACTTGATGAGGGGTGGTCTAACCTCTACCGCAAACAAGAAGAGAAGAAGAAAGCACAGCAGCTCGCAAAGCATGAGAGAATCTGGGCCCAACAAGATAGGGAGGATTGGGAAGATGCCCATCAAGATTGGAAACGGGGAGGGCAGTCAGCAATCGGTGACTGGTATCGTCAAGCCCGAAGAGCTTTGAGAAGGCGTAAGTTTGGTTCTAGGGGAGACCGAAGAAGGGCGATGGAAGATCTCCGCTTCGAGCGAAACAGAAGAAGGAAAAGTCTCAGGAAAGAATCAAGGGCTCGTCGTAGGAGAAAGCGAAGAGGCGAGACTTCTCGTTCAAGAAGGGAACAGAGAAGGGCAACTCGAGAGCGTCTTGGAGGATAGCATTGGGACGACCTAAGCCTTTGAATACCGGTAACGCTTCTAACTACAAGCACGTCGTTGTGGTCTGGTTGGACATAGCTGGTAAGGACGAGGCTTGGGTAGAGATCTCAGAGGCCAAGTCAATGAAGCCTGGCCGTATGGTCACCAGCGGCTGGATCCTCAAAGAGGAAGAGAACTACATAGTCCTTGCCTCCTCACTGGATACCCAAGAGGGCTTAGCGGGGAACATCAATGCCATCCCTCGCTGTGTGATTGAGACTATTCGTAAGGTCTAATGCCGGGGATGCCGGGTTTATATCTACCTAATAGTAGAGAGGGTATACATATATAGTCCACTGTATACCCGGCACGTATGGCATTTAGGAATATCGGACCTCATCCAGATCGTTCCAATCCTCGTATGGTTTACCCATAGTCCTGATTATCGTTACACGGGCCGTGAAGCCCACGTCGTCCCATGTAGGAGCGGCAAGGCCCCACCTCTCCTGGAGGTGTCGGGCGGCTCTGGCGGCGTCCTCCTCATTCCTGAAGGGTCCGTACGCTGACGGATCTAATCTTGGGTGGCACATCACCACTATCCAGTTGTCGCTGTTCTCTTGGGATCGAGACATTGTTGTTTTCCCACACAGCCATCAAGCGTCTGAAATACTCTTTGTCTGTGATCTTTCTTAGAAAGTTAAATCCGAGATCTCTGTTTCTGAATAGCCTCCGATGGGAAGGAGTAACGATCTTTCCTACCCCATGCTTAATTCCTATCGGTCTCTTTGTTACATCGAAAAAATTAGTCTTTAACTTATGTACTCTTCTGGCCCCCCTCCAGAGGTGGAGGTCCAGACTGACCATGCTATCCCTAGGCCAAGCCTTCGGGGTGATACTGGTGCTGATCGTAGTACAGAATAAGGACGAGTTACTACCGTGACCGATAGTTCTCCAGGATTCGGTGTTCATGTTGTAGTAGGTAGTGCCGGGGATACCCGCTAGATCCACCGGAGGAGAACTCTTCAAAACGTCCAAGACATTCTCGATCCAGTTGGGGGGATAGTAATCATCATTCTCGATAATGATCACGTAGTCGATGCCCTCTTCCTTCGCTTGCTGGCATCCCCTTCTAACCCTCTGAGTTAGATCACACATGCTCGACTCAGGGTGGTAGTCCATAATCCGATGCTCGATAGGAACCGTCTGTCGTTTCATCTGCCACTTACACAGATTCAAAAATTCCGGCCTATCGGATCTATCGGGAGTCAAAGCTATTACGTTCATGTCACAAACTAACCCAGAGCTGGTAGTACTTAGATATCCTCAACGCTGCAGGTACCCTCTTCGGTAGTAGCAAGTAGTGAGGCAGTGCTGCATCCTTCATGAACTCCTTGCTCATGTCGGCACACAACATGCTAAGTTTCTTCGACGGGGACCACAAGATACCCATGGAGATTTCTCCTACGGGTTCGAGGATGTGATCGCCTTCGTACTTCGACACGTCCTCGGCGGCATCGTTCCCCGCTTGTTTGTTTACCGGATCGAATACGAAGACGAGCCATTCTTCGGGGCCCATATCGCTAGGCCTCTGGTAAAGGAATAGCTTCGACGATGTTCGGTTGACGGCTTCCGGCGGCTGCGGCACCTCGGAGAACCCCCGGCTGACGGTTATCAACCGAGGGCCTCCAATCTCCACTTCCCAGTCTTTCATGTAACGAGGTAGTCGGATGAGTGCGCTAACTGAAATCTCTTGCGTGTCTGTCATTCAATGTACCCTGCCGGAATCGAACCGGAACTTAAACCTGGAAGAGCCATCTTCTGTTTTAGTTAAGGACGAAAGGAGGAAAGTTCCTTGCCACCTAGGCTACAGGATACATGTAAAGGGAAGGGCCAGGGTGTCCACGGTCAACATTGGCGAACCGTGCTGACCCTCCCCGTAATTATAAAGAGGTCCCCCTCACACCCGGGAAGAGCGGAGGGGGACACTAGCGGGGAATCGAATCAACCTCCGAGGAGGGACTGGAGGTACTCAGACTTGTAAGTCTTACCAGCTCGCTCATTGTAGCGACAGTCAACAACGGCCACAACAGACTGATCTCCAGAAAGCATCTGGGAAATCTCATCCATGTCGGCCTGAAGGTCACCGGGTTCACGGGCCAGCAGTGTTTTGATGTGTCCCTTCAGACGCTGCATCTCAATGCGGGCACGGGTCTGTGAACCCTCGTGGCCAATAGCACTTGGGTTATGAGGGAGTGTGATTGGAGCACCACGCCACTCAAGTGGCTCTGCTCGATCAGGATCCTCGACCAACTGGTAACCGAACTGAATCACGATAGCGTCGTGCTCCTGACCACCAGCTGCCTGTGCTTCCTTGAAGGTACCATTATCCTGAATCGTCATGTTCAGAACGTAACAATTGTGGGAGCCACGGGGTGGCCACTCACCAAGGGAACCCAAACCCTGATCGGCCTGAGCTTCCTCGAAAGAACTTTGAAGGTTAGAGAAGATTGACTTTGTTTGATTCTGCATATGCGAAACCCTTTCTACGATGCAGATGAAATGTATGCTTCCTCGAATACCGACCACGAATCGGTTGCCGGAAGCTCGAAACGGTCGGGCAATACTACCCGACACTTAGTGATTCCTGCAAGACTCTCATCATTGACTGTGATGTAATGAGTCTTTTTCTTGACGGACTTGGGACGCTTAGGTCCTGGCGATCCATCAGGCTTTTTCATTTGTACCATCTCTGTCTTCGATACGATCTCGGACTCGAATGCTGCGACCAGCTCGAAGAGAGGGAACAATCTTTTATAGAAGTTATCGGTGATTGTCAACTCGGGACGGATCACATAGCGGTCATCGCCCAGTGGGATCTTGGCATTCACCAAGTGACACACGTAATAGAAACCATAGCCGTGCTGACGAAGGTCAAGGGCAAACCGAAGTAGCTGTTCGTACACATCATCCCATGCACGGCGACCATCAAGGTCCTTCCAGTTTTCCTTGCCTGCTTTCTTCGTAACCCAGTCCTTTACCAGTGCCAGTGCTGGCTGGAGACTGTCGATGATAACTGTCTCGGGGCGATCAGCACCGGACTTGGACATCGAAATCAACTGCTCTTTCTTCTTGAGAATAGCATCCCAAGTAAGGACTAGCGGGGAAGTACCTGAGCCTGATGGTTCACAGGGTGTACCGTCTGGTCCCATGCCGGGCCAGATGCAAGCTTGAGGTTCTTCTGTCGTAGTGCTGGACAGGTCAGTGTTAATGATGAAAGCATTGGGGTTTGATTGGATGAAGCAGGACTTACCTACTCCAGGCATACCAACAAACAATCCAAATAGTTTACCGGGAGGGGCCACCATCTTAGTGGCTGAGAATCCCAGTCCTGAATATCTTTGTGCGGCTGTCTTACCAACCTCTAGTTCTTGTGCCATGCTGCACTCCTTTACTCGTTATCGAATACTTGATCGAGTTCTTCTTCGGAGAACCCGTATAGATGAGGATCGCCTCCGGTTCTACTCATGTGCTTTTCCATGCTTGATGCCTTCGGTTCAAGGGAGGCATTGTTGATGAAAGTAACTGAGCTTTGAAGCTCAATGCCCAACTCTTTCATCCATCCAGTGATGACTCGGTTGCTGATGTCTGTTCCATATTGTTCTCTGAACTGGTCACAGAAGTCACTGACGTTCAGGAACGAGCCTTTATTCCTATAGGCAAGATCAATGAGCTTATGTTTCACGATCTTATCCATGATCTCACCTCTGAACGCACGGATGAGAGGATCTGTTTTTGATGCCATTTCTGTCTACTCCTTATCTGTGTGGGGGTGGTATGACCGTCGCTCGTGAAGCGGCGACGGTCATCCGCCCACTGTGTCACTAACTCCTACCTGCACATCGTCTCTGTCCTCAACCATAAACCCTTCCGTCGATACAATCCCAGGCCATTGCGATGCAGGTGTGAGGTAGAAAGGCGAGAAGGGGCTCATCTTTCCAAACTGCATGAGGTAACTTGCTGACTTGGGGAAGTTTATGGGTGCTGGGTCAGCGACTGCATATGAATGCAGAAGTCGAAGTCGCCTAGTGTACTCAGTGGTCCACCTTGTGTCAAGGGTCGAGCGGTCGGTCTTTGAGATGTTGATAGGAGGAGCCGTCTGTCTTTCGGGTTTCTTATCTTCATACTCACCCTCGCCTCTGTACCAACGATTACACCGTTCGATATAGTTTTCTATCTTAGGTTCACCGTGGTACTTCCTACGAGTTTCGATCTGTCCTTTACGTGGACCTCTCTTCAATTCGTGTTCGTGTTCTTCACAGTCTCTGTCATTCATCCCAAACTCAATGGTTGGCTTCTGGACTGCAACGTGCCACATACCCCCGAGCCTGGCATCCCTCGGTATGTCGAAGGGTTTAGTGAGTACTCCTTCTTCGAGTAACCACTTGAGTATATGCATGTAGTGTTGAGTCTGGAACTCGATGGGACAGGTCTGCAGTCTTTCGATTGGGTTGTGTGCTGTTGTCTTAAGGTCAACGATCCACACACTGTTCTGCTTCTTGTGGTAGAGAAGCATGTCGAACTGTGCAAGCATGCGGCCAAACTCTGCATGGTTGTACTCAGCTACGATCTCCGTGCCTAGTACTTTCCAGTGGTCCTTGCGTATTTTCTCAAGGAATGTCTCGCCTTGAGTAGAGTTAGTAGAAAAGATGGGTAGGTTCATGGATGCTTCGAACCAAGCCAGAGCACAGAGCATGTCTTGATACTCACGTTCAAGAATGTTGCTTTTACTTTCACCCTTGATACCTCGTACATTGCAGATATCTGAGAGTTCTTTCTCTCTCTCCTCGTATTGGATTTCCATTTCCTTACTACGATCCAGCGGGGAAAGTGAGTGGTACTCAAAGGCTTTATGGAACCACGAGCCACGGGATAGAGCTTGGCTCCATCTCAGAGCTTGGACCAGGCCTAGTCTTCTTGATAGGTAGTACTGGAATGGACAATGAAGAACGGACTCGTAGTCGGAAGACCTGATAGCAGGTTGCCGCGCTACGAGCCCGTGTGCTTCGAGCCATTCCCTTGCGTCTTTACCGTCTGTCATTGGGACAGGAATCGGTTTAGTTTCAGGGGGCATAGGTTCTCCTTCCCGGGAGACTACTTACAGCAGTCATCCTTTCCCAATAGTTTCATGACGTGTGGTCGTGCCCAGACACCTCCGGCGAAGGATACGACTGCGATGAGCATGACGAACCACATTGTCCCAACGAGGGACGAAGCATCGGCGATGATTTCCATTTGTTTTTTCTCCAGTTCAGGACATACCGGACTGCCCTGTACGTAACCGCAAGTGAAAAGATTCCGGTACCAACTATAAACGGAATGTAGATGTAAGGAAGGTATTCCTGAACACCCACGTTCAACAGGATCAACACGATCCCTATAAGTATAGCATTCATTGCACGAAGGTTGGAGGCTCCGGGTAGCACCAGAATGATTACTCCACCAACGATACAGATCCCGCCAACGGCTGACAGGATCGAGAGATTGCTGATCGACTCCGGACTCATAGCGTCTGTCAATTGAGACGCTCCGGGTATGTGATTGATAGGGTTTGCACCTCGCGTAGAGATGCAAGACACCATAAGCAAAGGCAACAACAACAACAATCTATTGATCATTCTAACTTTGCAGTATTACGTTTGCTAAAAGAGAGAAGCCGAAGGCTAGGATACTGACCACTACCCATACACGGCCACGGTT